GTGAGTTGGTGGGTGATCAGCAGTTGTTGAAGCAGAAGAAGACGCTCTTCGCAATGGCGGCTACAGAGCCGATCGTTTGCAGGAAGCGAACTGCTGCTGCCAAGACTGTTGCTAACGCCATCTACGCGGCGGTACCGAAGGCTGGCGTGAAACCAGTCTATCGTCAGGATAAGATCAGAGAGCGGAACGCGAACATGCTCTTTGCGGCTGCCGGCACTGAGTACGCCCTCGGGCGTATCCGTGACAACTACCCTAGGGTAGGAGCCACTGTGCAGGCAATCACAAGAGCGGAGGCGCGCACTGCCATCCGCAACTGTGGCATCGATGTTGCTGCGGTTGAGGAGTCACTTCGAACCCCTATCCCGCTGAACCCTGTGTACGGTGAGGATCACCTGCGCATGAATATCCACGCTGACAATGGTTTCCCCGTAAGGGGGACCATGGCAGACGAGGGCTGCGCTAGGTTGGTCCTGCAGCTGGCCACTGATCTGCGCGCTCTGTTTGTACAGGCGCAGCGTTCTGGCGGTCGACAAGGGGTCATCGACCTGGTCAGGAGACTGGAAGAAGGGAAACCCCACCTCATGCTGGTCAGAGGGAAGGCCAAGGCCGACATGTATTCGATGGAGAAGATCAAGGAGCAGAAGCTGCGTTTTTATAACGCCTTCCCTCGCCACCTGGTGATGAACATGCAAGTGGCCACCCAGCGCCTGGAGTTCCTGAAGCAGCATGTCCTGTATAAGGGAAATTCTGCTCAGGGGCTCCCCCTCGTGAGAGGGGGGGCAGACGACATGGTGCGGGTGATGCAACTGCGTCTGGATGTGGAAGGGGCTGCTTACGTCCACGTGGGAGATGACACCTTCATTGCGGTGAAATGCCGCTATGGTGTGATGCTCCTGTCGTTGGATTGTAGCAACTTCGACCTCACCCAACATGGAGCACTCACCAAGGAGGTACATGAGGGTCTGTTCCGAGAGTTGGAGATGATTGACCCCACCGCTGCTGCACTATGGTACGCAATGGCTCGAGAGCGACTGGTAGTAGTTGCTCGCTCCGTCGTGCGCAGGTTCAAGCACGCAGGGCCGTCTGGCATGCCCCTCCAGTCAACCGTCAATGACGTGTTGATGGAGGTGCTTTGCTCTCGACTCCTGAGTGCCTGGCCTCGCGATGACGCGTTTTACGAGACTTTGGAGAAGGCGGACTTGGACGCCTTGATTCAGCGGGTTGGGAGAGACATGGGCTTCAAGGTTCGCCTTGAAGAAGTCTATGCCACAGGAGGCTCTTCACTGATGAGTGCCTTGGAAGACTGCCCGTTCCTCTTTCTGGGGTTCAGGTGGTACAAGCATCCAGGTGAGCGCGTGACAGTCTTTGCTGACTTGCCGCGAGCTGTCACCCAGATGCAGTACCCCACTGCATCCTGGATGAAGAAGGAAGAGTTGCCCATGCTGGAGGCCATTCGATTGGGCTCCATTATCATCTCCATGGGGGTGCCGCCCTTTGAGCTCAGGGCGGCATGGGAGGCTGGCCGCTTTGCGGCAGCCGAGTTGCTGGAAGCAGTGCTCCAGCAAGGGGTCCCCGCCTCCGTCGATGACAAAGTGAAGTGGTTCACGCAGGAGGGCAACTCGGGCTTCGAACTGGCTGAAAAGTCGGTGAGGGGCCTGTTTAATGCCCTGCGGCGTGACCCAGAAGAGCTGTGGCTGCGTAGGGAAGAGATCCCCCAGCCATCGCCGGCAGATGATCCGCTGGGCTGGTATGACCTGGTGGAGCTGGAGGAGAGGGAGACCGCTGCTGCTACGGGCGTGTTGAACATACGCCCGGGCCACGGTCCACTCCCCCGGCCCACTGTGGTTTCCATCCCGGCACATCCGCTGGCGCACCCGGCCACTCTGGCCAATGATGGGCGGATGCCGCCTGTGGCTCGGTGGGCACCCGAAAGGTTGCCAATCATCAGGACCACTGCGTGGGACCCAGCCCAACCCGTGCGCAGACGCGGGCGCCGTGACAGGCGGGCAGAGATGGTGGACTTCGGGGAGTCGGACCCTGAGGACGACTACTGGGACTACGACCAGTAGGAGGTGAGCGTGGTGGGTCGTTTCCCATTTCTCCCACACACAAAAGAAATCGGGTGGTATAGTGGACGGTGGGGCACTGCGCCCTGAAGAGCAGAAGCCGCCCTCCAGTACGAATAATGGCCAAGAAGAAATCAGTCATCAAGTCAATTGTGAATAAAGGAAAGCGCGCACTTAGGAGTGCTGCTAAGATGGTGCCAAAGGCCTTGGACATGTTGGATGCCAAGGCAGTGGCGGCTGCCAAGATGTTAGAAGACCCATGTAATGCGACCCTGTCGGAAGCCTGTTATCGTGGCGACCAAGGGTACAGGAACAGGTTCGTTGCCAGTGCCGTGTACGGCGGTGGTGCGGGGCAGAACGCCCTGGCTGTGGTGTATTCACCCACCGCCAACGCGTACTACTTCAGCACAACAGTCGGTTCCGGTGTCACTGGCACCTGGACCACGGTTTCTGGGCCCGGGGCCTCATTCGTTGGGAGCAACGCGTCTGGCATCCGTTCACTGGGGGCCTGCTTGCAGGCCACCCCAAATGCCGCCAATCTCAGCACCTCTGGGCAGGTGTACACGGCAGTGGTGTCAACCGCTTCGATTGGCCCACTGACTGGCACATCGCCTTCGTGCGACAGCTTGGCGCAACTGTGTAACAAGTATGGTAAGATCAACATTGATGCTCCTATGGAGACCAAGTGGATTCCTGCCTCGAGTGATGAGGATTTCCAGCCACCCAATGTGTTGCCAACCGATGCTACCGATTCCAACATTATCTTGATGGTGTTCATTGGATTCCCAGCTGCCTCAGGCATCACGCTGCGGTTCACGAACATCATCGAGTGGAAGCCTTTGGCCAATCTTGGCATTGCAACAGAGTCATTCCTGGGAAATCCTTCCCGGAACACTATTGAGCATGTCAAGCAGGCCTTGCGCTCCAAGGACCCCAATTGGTGGTCCAACGTTGGGAAAGGAGCTTATTCGGTCTTGCGTGGCTACGCGACGGGAGGCACCATGGGTGCCTTTGGTGCGGCCATGAGGGCTACCAAATTTCTTTAGATAGGTGCAAGCGGACATAGACGGCCTTAGCGTTGCGGATCGTTGCCTGGTTCTGATGGTGCAGGTAGTGAGATCCTCTAAAGGAGAGGTAGGCTGTGGTCTTTGCGCCCTGGCTTCCCCGCGTAGGTGTCACCTACACGAGGCTGCCCGGGCGTCAAAGGCCTCATCCACCCTCCTCTTCAGTCGCGCGCCGGTTAGAACACTTAGCACAAGATGATGGCATTGCCACACAAAAGACCTAAAGAGTTGGAGTTAGAAAAACGGGTGGGCC